ATTGATCCGTCTAGTCGGTTTATAGCAGATATGTTTAAACAGATGCTTGATCGACAAGCTATGGACACTCCTTTTTATCAAGAAACCGCAATCGGTACTTTTGCAGGTGGAAACTGGACCGCACAAGCTCAGGGAGTGGCGACGACTCGCTATTTCACTGGCCTGTTCATCCAGATAGGGACTAATATCCTAAACGCAGCGCCTGGGACGATAATTAGAATTACTGCAAATATCCCGACGATAGCTGGTACTCTAACGATTTCATCACAACCCTTTATTCTGACTTATGAGAAAGGTTTTGATGTACGATTCCTCTTTTTCCCTTGGCAATTAGTTGCTAATAGAGCTTTGCCTGTTCTGGGAGCTTATAGTTCTGCGAATCCCATCGTCGTGACAGTTAATGGTATACCTGCTGCCAGCGCTGTTAATGTGGTAGTCCCTGGAAGTCTGCATCCTTGGACAGTTGCAATGAGATCTGCTTTAATGCGACCTTGAGTCTAGCGTTGACTTGTGACCCCAAATTTTAGATGAGATTTTAAAGTTTTAACAATAACAATTACAATGCCCTATGAATGGATTAGATTTTTATAGTAATAGAGGCGACACGAGAATGGCGAAAGCAAGATTACTACTTTCTCTTATGTCTCGAGACATGGTAGAGGATATCATAGCTCTTATTCAATGGCGTGGGCACGCTGTCGTAAATGATATCTTTGATACTCAACCATCCGCCTATGACCCCGGTCATCCTTTAGCGATATTATCGAGAGAATATATGGCTGATGAGGACGTTCCCTTAGTGCTCCTTGGTTTGTCTACAGTCATGTTTGGCACGATGAGAAAAGCCAATATGCTAGGTATGGACCAATATAAAGAGATCCTTCGAGATGCCTTTAGTCTGGACGCTGCCATGGCAGAATCGATCGCAAAGAATATTGAGACCTACGATGTCATTCCATGGAAAGACAGCGCGGGAAATTTTAACTGGTTAGCTATTGGTGAGAAGATACTCGAAGGACTTCGTAAAGCCGCAAACTGGTTGCCTGAGCGACTAGGGATCCCATGGGAAATTGATCAGAATCAGAAATACGATCGGGATTTCTTGTATGAAATGTCAAAGTTAGGTGAAGCTATTGTATCACTTAATCGAAGAGCTCGCCTCATGACATCCCAGGCACAAATCAGTTTAAGTCTTGGTATGTTGTCTACGGGCGACCCTGAAACTGAAGGGGATATCGACGCGGAAATAGGAGAAACCTTCGTGAGAGTGATTCAACGAGAATTACCCCCGGCTATATATGGATCTTTAGCGCCGTTAGCCCGTCTTGGTAGAGCGTCGACAGCTCAGAAAGCCACCAATATACTGCGCACTGCCGGTTATGGAGTTACCCCGTCGGGTCAACTAGCTCAGGTTAGTCCACCAACGAATAAGAAGGTTCATAAGATAGTCAGTC